TATTGCACCACAATCAGGAACTAACTTAACAGTTGGTGAAGCTGGTGATAGTTTGGTATTTCAAAACGATGTCATTCCAAACTCTGCTCTAGCAAATGAACAAATTACAATTAATGGTGTTGCTGTAAATTTAGGTGGATCTGCAACCATACCGACTGAAACACAACCAGTTATATCTAGTTTTACACCAACAGTTATTGATGCAGACGTAGGTGGTACAATAACTATTACAGGACAAAATTTTGCATCAATACCAAAAGTAGAATTACAAAGAGCCAATGGTGCTTTTCAATCTGCAACATCTGTTACATTTACAAG